CGAAGTGCGCGCCGCCGCCGCCGATATTCCCGCCAGTTTTTTGACCCCCGAAACCGCCGCCGCCATTATCCGCGATGTGGCATCGGTAAAACCGGTTCGGTCGCATTTCACCTTTGTGCAAATTTTGGAGGCGCAGGCGGCGGCATATTTGGCGGGCGGAACATTGCCGCTTGCCTTTGGCCGGTATGACGTGGCGGCGGCGCATGACCCGGCGGCGCGTTGGAATGATTATCTGCTGACCGAAAATGGCGAACCATTCGAAGCCGAAAGCAATTCCGGAACCAGTGCCGATCCCGTTATTTATTTGGAGTTTTAAGCGATGGACGCGTTACAAATGATGATCACCAATGCCGGGCTGGATGCTTTGGTCGATGCGCAAAATGGCGTGACCACCGACATTGTCATCACGCAAATGGGCCTGACGGCAACGGTTTTTGCCATGGCACCGACCATCACCGCATTGCCGGGGGAATTTAAGCGCATCGATGCGATTTCGGGGGAATCGGTCGCCGCCAACATCATCCACATGACCGCCTATGACAATAGCGCTGCGGTTTATGATGTTACCGGATTTGCGCTATATTTGGATGATGGCACATTGTTTGCGGTTTACAGCGCAGCGGCCGACCCGGTTATGTCAAAGGCGGCGTTGGCCAATGCGTTGTTTGCGCATGACATTGCCTTTGCCGACAATGCCGCCGCCAGCATCGCCTTTGGCAATGCGATATTCAGCTATCCGCCCGCGACCACCGCATAGCGCGGTGTGGCCCGGATTGCCACCCCCGCATTGGCATCCGCCGGGGTGGACGGTGAAACAATCATCACCCCGCAATTGTTGGCGGCGGTGTTGGGCGCGCTTGTTCCGCGCGGGGTCGTTACGCAATGGTGGGGCACGGCCGAAACAATCCCAACCGCATGGATTTTATGCGATGGCCAAAATGGCACCCCCGATATGCGCGGAAAATTTGTCTTTGGCGCGGCAATCAATGATGATCTGGGCGATGTTGGCGGCGCAGCAAACCATGCGCACGCGGCGGCGGCGGAGGGCCATGCCCTTACCATCGCGCAAATGCCCGCGCATGACCATGGTTCCGGCATTCGCGACGATAATGGCGATAATCTGTTTGTTTATGGGTCCAAGGCCGCTTCGCCCGGCGGGATGATCGACAGCCTTGGTTCGAACACAACAACGCAGGCGATAACCGAAACCATCGGCGGCGGACAGGCGCATAGCCATGCCATCACGGTCGAACCAGCATCCAATATGCCGCCATTCCTATCGATGTTTTTCATCATGAAAGCTTGATTTCGGTTTTGCGGCGCAACCCGAAAAACCACCAACCAAAAAAGAAAGATCGCACGTATGACAAAGATTAGCGAATTGCCGAACGCCGGACCATTAACCGGAGCGGAGCTGGTTCCGATGGTGCAAAATGACGTGAGCGTGAAGGGTTCGATTGGCGACCATATCACCAATTTGGCAGCCCCGCATGTGGATGCAGCGCAAGACGCAGCGGCAGCGGCGGCGGCGAGCGCGGCGAGTGTTTCGGAAACCATGAACCGGGGTGAGTATTTCGCCAGTGTCCGTTTTCCACCCGAAAATGGCGAAAATAGCACAAGCGAAAACGGGGGGTTGTATTTTCCGGGCACGGCTAATTTATTGAGGCGGACGGTCGCGGGTGATGCGCCGTTATTTGCGGGGCCGTCGGCTGTTGCCGCATTGTGGCGCATGCCGCGCGAAATTTATGCCGGTATCCGGCGCAATCCTACGATTGCTGGAACGATTAGTATTACAAATGGCACAACAAACCGACATTTTCGAATGGGTTATGTTTCCGAAGCCGACAATGGCAATGTCGTTAACGCTGGTAAATTCCGTGCTCGGCTTGCTGGCGAAACAGCGGGCGGCAATGTTGACCTTTATAGCGCCACGGTTGATCCCGCGACGTTCAGCTACGACTGTCTTCTAACGCTTCGTTTCGATAATACAAATTTTGTCTTAGATGTTTTTGACTGCCGCGACGGCACAAAAATTGCGGGCATTCCAGTCGCTAAGCCCGGCGCTTGGGCGGGTATTCCCGCGTTAACATTTGATCTTGCCATTGGCATATTCTCCCAACTTAGTTTCCCACAGGATCATGTCGGTGTCGCTGGCCATCAAAATATTGGATATGCGCGCGGCGAATGCGGCGGATTATTGATATTGGATGATGCTGGCGATGATGCGCAATGGCAATCGCTTGCGCTTGGCGGCAATCCTTTGACAATTTGGCCCGATAAAGTTCGCGCATGGGCTCCGCTGGTTGATGGCACAGGATCGCGGGACAATGGGGTTTATCAAAATTTGGTAGCGCCGGTCTTATACAATTCGGACCTTGTGCAGCGCGGCACAATATTGCCCGGCGGGTCCATGCGCCGTCAAAGCGCCCCGCAATATATCGTTGCAAACCGAATGCCCGATCCGGCGTTAATTGGCATTCGGCATGGCACGTCAACAGGCTCATTACCGATGACATTGACGATGGCGGGGCAAGTTGCTGGCGATGAAATTCAGGTCATGCTTTCGGACAAGGCCGGAAATATAACGCAAGACTGGCGGAAAGCGGGCGAATGCGTGGTTGCCGGTGATGTGAAGCTCATGCTGGCCTTGCCGCCGGGGGTGCATAATTTGCATATTCGGAGCAAATCGACCGGCACTATTTGCGTGCATAATGGCGACATTGTTTGCGGTCTCGCCGCCATCGTTAATGGCCAAAGTCAGGCCGATTTCACATTCAGCCTTGGCATGACAGAATTGGGCAATAACACGGCGCTGAACACCCGTTGGGATGGCGATCATGCGGAACGATGCTTCGTTGTCACGCGCGGGCCGGTGCCGACTCTCGCGCTAAGCAAGCCTGCTATATTTCGCGCTGCAACAAAGCCTGCAATTTTCGGAAACGCAATTGTCGCTTTTTTCAACACGATGGCAAAATATACAGATTGGCCGATTATTCTTATCGACACGTCCGTTTCAGGAACTTCAATCGAGGACACCTTAGAAGATGCCGACTCTCCAGATGTTCGGGACATGTCGGATATTTACGCTCTGACAAATTTGCTTGCTGGGCGGGACGCAAGCGGGCGCGCGATCATAACCGCTTGGCTGCAATTTTGGCATTCCTCGGGCAGTGTAACCGGATATGCAGCGGCCTTTTTGCCGCCGATGCTTTATGGAGAAACGGTCGGCACGATAAATCCCGATGACTGGTTTTATTCTGGGCTGGCCATCAATCCCGATTTTCCATTCATTCACATGGAGCCAAACCGGATTATTTCGACAACGGCAGTGACAAACCCATCGAAAGATTCGGACACCCGAAACGAGCATTTGACCCGAAAAAACCTGAGGGACAATGCAGAAACATTCGGTTACACAATCGGCGCGCCGGTTGATATGCAGCGGCTCGAAGGCAACGGGTTCACGCACCCCGACAGATTTAACCGCTACGGATCGTCTTACGTTGCGGAGATCGTGGCAAAGAGTGTGCTTGGCGCGCTTGGCATGGGCGGTTGGCGCGGTCCGGTCAAAGCTGTTTCTGCGAAATTCACCGATGCAGGGAATACAGCGATTGATGTTAGTTTTACCGGACCAGCGGGCTTTAGCTTGGCAGTTGAAAATGGCGGGACGCCAACAGGTTTTGAAGTGGCCAACAGCCGTTCAAGCTTTACAGCGGCAATCACGGGCGCGCGAACCGTTCGGCTCACAAAAACCAGCGGCGCATGGCCTGCGGACGCAACGGTCGATTTCAAAAAAGGTGGTCCGGGCGATTATGGCGCGGGCTTTGATGAGGCGGCTTACATCAACGGGGCGATCATCAACGCGCAAGATGGATGCTTGGCGCAAGGGATGGACGCAAGTTTGCTGACTAGTGCGTGATGCGTGATAACGACGAAGCAATTCGCGCGGCGGTAATCGGTTGCTTTGAAACCATCCTATTCGCCGTGGCCTTTGGCCTTGGCGCGCTGATTTTTTAACCCAATGCCGTCATTGTTATCACGGCATAGACAACGCAGCCCCCTGTTAAATAACGCATAGGCCCATCAAACAGGGGGCATGCTTTCATCGCCTACGCCCATTCCCGAAGACATCCCCACCGATGCCGACCTGCTGTTGCGGATCGGCATCGTGTTGTCGGTTGATTTGAATGCGGGCCGGTGCATCGTGCAAATCGGTGATGCTGTTTCGGGCGCAACCGAAAGCCCGCCGATTAAATGGATGGCCGCGCGCGCGGGCCGCATGATTATATGGTCGCCGCCGGTCGCGGGCGAACAGGTTATCGTTGCCGCGCCGGGCGGCGAATTGGGCGCGGCGGTGGTGATCGGTTCGTTGACCAGCGCAAATTATCCCAATGCCGGTAATGATGCGGCCGCCCGCATCCGTTTTGATAATGAAGCCGAAATTGCTTACGATATTGATGGCAATATATTGTCG